CGCGCGGCCCTTAATATCCGCGCCCAGCATCTGCATATATGCCGTATTTGGATTGAGCGTCATGCCCTCAAGGGCAATTGCCAGCTTTGCCCGCTTGTCTGGATCGCTGAAAAACCCAAGCAAGCCGCCCCGGCCTTGTTCCTGTTCCGGCCCGCCTTGCGCAGAAGTTACCATTTGATTGCCCCCGATAGGAGAACGGCCCAAAGCCGCCATTGTGTCATTAGCAACAGAAGCGCCGCCCGAATACCGATCCACGCGCCGTTGCAGGTGTTCAGGAGAAGGCCTCAAGAAATCCTTGGCAATCGCCACCGCTGCCGAATTAGCATCGGGCGCTGACATGATGGAACGAGCGGCGCGGCTTTCCGGCCCCTGCAATTCAGTCATCAGGAAATCAAGCTGCGCATCAACGCTATTGAGCGGCAACCCGCGCCCCTCTGCAAATTGCTCGTATGCCGTGCGCCGTGGCCCCGTAACCTGATACAGGCCATAACCGCCCCGCGATCCCGGAACAATCGGCGCGGCCTCATTGATGCCCGGATTTAGCCCGCTTTCATCCCGCATATTCATAACGAAGCCGTCAGCGATATGCGGCGGGATACCCCGCGCAATCAACCCTTCTCTGATGATGCTTGGGTTGACCATGCCAGCCATTAGAAAAGCCCCAAGCCTGCTGAGAAGATATTAAGAAGCCCCGGCGTTTGTGATTGCGTGGTGCTGCCTTGGCCCATGTTGCCAGCCGATACAGCCGCAAGCGGCCCTGCAAGCGAGGCATTTGGCGACCCGGTAAAGCCTAGATACTGGTTCTTGCCCGCATCAATCAAAGCCTGCATAAGCGCTTGCTGCTGCGCCCCCTGCGCTGCCTGTTGATTGCCGATCTGCTGCCCGAAACCAAAGCCCTGACCCGCCAAATTGCTTTGAATGCCCTGCTGGTTCTGCGCAGCGCCAAGCGCCGTGTTGAAGCCCTGCGATTGCAGATTGCCGAACGTTTGCGCCCCAGTCCGCGCAAACGCCTCATTCGTCAAGGCGTCCGCAACACCATGCCGCGAACCGCCAAAGGCCCCGGCTTGCGTGGCCTGCGCGCCCGTTGTGTTTGTCGCCATTTGCCGCTGGCGCTCAAGATCGCCAAGGGCCTGACCTGTCACCATGCCGGTGTAAGGGTTCATAAACTGCCCGATGTTAGGGCCAGCCGCCGCTTGATTGAAAAGCTGCGATGATTGCTGATACACGTTCGACGGCGCTTGCGTTTGCGCCGGATTTGCCCCGCCCGCCATTATTTGCCGCCTCCCATGCCGCCGCCACCATCGTTTGACTGTACCGCTCCAAACGGATTGCCGAATGCCGCGTCAAAGGCTTTCGCGCCCAACGTGCCATCCCGAACAGTTACGCCAATATCGCCCCATCCTGGCCCGCCCGTCATGCTGCCAGCATCGCCCCAGTTTTCCGACCGCTGATCCGATTCGAAACTGCGCTCCATCGGCCTGCGCTGATCGCCATAGCCTCCGGCCTGCGCCGATTGCCCAGAATTTCGCGGCCTGCCCGTGAGCGGATCAATAAACATATTCATGATCGCGTCATACTGCCCCGGCGCGTTTGCCTTTAGCTGCTCTAGGCCTTGCTGATACAGCGGGAAAGATGAATAGCCTTGAACCCCACCTGCAAACTCCTGCGGCGCTGGCATTCCGGCCATAGGGCTAGAAGGAGCCGCAAGCCCGAAGGCGTCAGCCGCTTGCCCGGTGTTAGCCCATGCCGCTTCCTGTGTAGGGTTAAACGCTGCAACGTCAGGCCCGTAATAGGGAACATAGCCAATCTGCGCCGCCTCTTTGGCCCGCGCTATATTGTCCTTGATTCCCGACTCCATATAGCCGGGGATTGAGGTTGTCGTAGTGGAACTGCCGCCCATCACTTACCTGCTTTTTAAGGGGGTTGGTGATCTGCCAAAGGCGTCGATCCTAATTGCGCAACCATAGCGCATTATTCAGTTTCATTCAAGCCGCCACCGAATTGCAATTCCATGGTGACAAGCACAGGCTTAAAACCGCGCGGCGCAAGCGCTCTTTGCCATCCATGCCGACCGGATAGCGTTAGGCTTTCGCACCCTTGCGCAATTCCCCACGCTTTGGCGCTTTCAATCATATCGGTGATCTGATCCAATTCACCCGCAGCCAAGAAACAATGCAAAACCCGCTTGCGTGGGTATTGGATAATCTCGGTCACAGCACAACCGCGCGGCGCTGGCCATAATTGCGCCTTCCCATCCATAACCATGCGCCTTACATCATCAAACGTATGTGTGCCGCCGCTGTATTTCAGCGCCTCCTCGATATGATGCCTGTGCTGGTCTATCATGCTCTCACGCGGGTAATTGAAATAGAAGCCGATGGGGATGCAGGTGAGAATGACGTTGCCGCCGCCGCCTCAAGATTACCGTTCGTGCTAGATACTGCCCACATGCTTTCTATGTAATCCCCAGCGCTAACATTAAACAGGCCAGACCTTCCAATCGTTGCCTCCGCTCCATTTGTGTGAAGCGTATGCCGTATGTTTGAAAACGGAACATCAGTACCATTAACGCGCGGCCAAAAGTGGAATGTAACGTCCGACCCCGTGCTGGATTTAATCGTTGTTGAAAACCCGTAAAAGAAAAAACCCGGCTTTTCAAACGTGATCTTTGTGTCGTCAACAATGCTAACGCCCTCATAAAATTGAAGGGGATCCCATTCAATTGCGTATGCCGTGTCGGCACTAGCCGCCGTTATGCTAGATTGAACGCGGGCTGCGGCGTACCCATCGGCCATTATAAGCTGTCGCCAAGCCCCGTCTTTTGATACCACAGGATACCCCGCAGTGTCCCAAAGCAAAACGCCATCGCTCACGGCATTGGCCGATGCGTCCTTATAGGTCAGCGCATCCCATCCAGCGGCAAGCCAGCGGCGCATATCATTAGCCCAAGCCCGAACATCAGGGCCAAGAGGCGGGACACCAAACCTCATCGCGGACCCCGCAATGTTCCGTTAATGCGCGGAATGCCCCATCGCCAATCCCGGCCAGAACCGCCCGTTACCTTCATCGCGACCTGTCGCGCGGTAAATCGAATGTCGGTGGGTGCTGCCATGGAAAACGGCCCGTATTCTGTTTCTGCGCCGTTGGGATAAAACCGCGTGGCGAAAGTAACCGTAACATCGCCTTGCGTCTTTTCATCGGGAATAAGCTGCGTTGCCATCACGACATTATCCCCGGCCCCGACCTGCATTGGCCCGCTTTCGGCATAGGGCTGCGTTCCGTCAAACGTGGTTCCTGCCTCGTGGTCATAGCCAAGCCCGGATGCACCAAACCAGATAGGGCCGTTGAAAACACCAGCATCAATCCCGCAAGTGCGGCCAATCAAGCCCGTTGCCCAATGGCCTTCCTTGTAATTGTAAACCACATAGCGGCTGTTCTCCGTGCTGTCATCGCCCGGATAAAACCACCAGATTTCGCTGTACTTGCGGTTTGTCACGGCTGCAATTCTGGATTTCTGGACAGTGTTCATACCGTCAAAGACGTAATCCATCACATCGCAAGGGATGCTTTCAACCGCGCCGCCTGCAAAGCGGAAAAATCCGCGCTCGCCCATCCAATAAACGCCGCTATCCACCGAGGCCGCGCATTGCCGGGAAATAGCCCCGCAAGACGATCCGACACGCTCAAAGCCATAGACGAAAGGCGGTCCCTGATATGTCACGCTGTGGGCGTCCAGGTTCGTGAGGATCAGGCTCTGACCCCTCGATCTGATGCCAAGCATGATCTGGCCCGCCGTTTGCAGATCGAAGTCGCCTGCCTCGTTTGTCGCTGCCGCCGTCCATGTGGTGTTATCCTCACGGTCAGACCATGCAACCCGGCGATAATTTCCGCTTGGGGCTAGGGCGAATAGAAACCGCTCCTCTGTCACGAATAGGCCGCTACAGCCCGTAGGCGCGTTGCTGATCGCCGCCGCTGGCGTTCCTGTGTTTAGCGTCCACTCCACAAGCCGCCCGTCAGACGTGGCGCACCCGACAAGATACTCTCCCCATGTGTCCAGCGACCATACCGTTGCCTCTGAATATGCCCCAGTATCAGGCCGTTCTAGGCCGTAGGAGCCTGTTCCATAGAACGCGCCGCCGTATCCCGTGTTCTGCGTTGCCCCCGATGTTCCGGTGACGAATGACGCCGGGGTGATGTCTGACACCGTGTTGATTGCGTTGCTGACAAACAGCCCTTCAAACGTACCGCCTGCAAACCACCGATCACCCGTAAGATCGCGCCAAGCAATTGCCCCGCGAATGGGCTGATCTGACATTGTGACACGGTTAAGCCATCCGCCCACGGGCTGCATTGTGCCATCCGTCCAGCGGACTAATGAAGCGTTACGCCACCGCCCGGAGGATTGCAGGTCAGTGCCGTTTCGGTAAACACCCGGCGGGATTTCAAGGGGGATCATGGTCACGGCGTCAGTTCCGTAATCGTGATAGAGGACGCGGATACGCCGCCGAACTTGCCGTTGACGGTCAGAGTCGCAGTTGCAGCCCCGGCCCCGGCCCTGACCTTGAATGTCGTTGCCGATGTTGTTCCGGCAACCATTCGATGCCGCAACGGAACCGTCATAAGGTCGCCGTTGCTCGCCATGAAAGACGCAGTAGCCGCCAATGCGCCCGCCGTACTGTCTTGGAACAACGCAACAACCATGTTTCGGTTGTTGTTCATCGAGCCGATCAGGATAACGTCGATTTGCAGGACGTTGGTGGCCGATGTTGGCGTGAATGCCAGCGAAAGAAACTCTGCGCCCTCGGTATTCTGCGGGATCGTGTTATCGTCCGGCATGATGGTGCCAGTGCTGGACGAAGTACCTGTCTGAAAGCTGGCAACCTGCACAACCTTGCGGGTGGCCTGCACAAATGCCGTGGTAGCAATCTGCGTTGTATTTGTGCCAGCGCTTGCCGTAGGGGCCACAGGAACGCCCGTAAGCGTGGGGTCTGAGATTGCCGGGGATGCAAGCGGTGCTTTGGTGTCAAGCTGCGTTTGAATGTTGGAAGTTACCCCGTCAACGTAATTCAACTCAGCCGCCGTTGCCGTAACACCGTCCAAGATGTTCAATTCCGCTGCTGTAGCTGTCACCCCGTCCAGGATGTTCAACTCTGCTGCCGTGCTGGTGACTGCAACGCCGCCCACCTGCCACCCGACAAGGTTAGGCGCGATAGCCGTGGTTCCGTCTAGCAGGTCATCCAACGCATCCAGATCCGCGTTAAGCTTATCCCCCCAACTATCAGAGGAAGCCCCGACTTCGGGCTTAACAAGGGCGTAAGTCGTCGTCGTGCTATCAGCCATTGCTGCGGCTCCTCATGATTAGCGGCCCGCTGAATTTCGCGGCTTTGCTTTCTTTGTTCAACCCGGCAAGAATATCAGCGTAAAGACCGCCCCAGACCGCCAGCCTTGCGTCCTCACCGAGGTAAGGCGCGATTTGCAGCAACGCTCCGTAAAGATACAGGTCGGGGCTGTAGGTCAGCAGCCAATTGGTAGGCTCTGCGTCTGACAATGCCGGGACTTTGGCGTAATACAGCAATTCCGCCAGCCCGGTTGATGCTGTCGGCTCAGGCCAAAACTCGAAAGTTCCGGCTGTATGGCAGAAGTAGCGCGGATCGCCCGTATCCCATGTGTTTGCCTTGGCTTTCATCATGTCTTGCGATGATAGCAGGTTAAGCGCCCCGCCGTTCTTTAGGCCGAGGCGGATTGTCTCTAGCCAATCGGTCGGCACGTCCTCAAATGCCTCGTCGATTGTCAGGTCTGTGCGCGTTTCCATGCGCCAATGACGCAGATTGCGGTTGATTGACGCTTCGGTTAGCGCAATGAAGTTCGGGATTTGCGATGTTAGGTCGCCACGGTTTGCAAATTCTGCAATTGCCGTTTTCAACTCTGAATAAGTGCCAATTGCCATTATTGCGCCCTTTTGATTTGCGCGAACACTAGCACAGTTTTACATACCTTTCAAACCCCGCCGCAATGGCTTTGACCATGATCCCATCTTGGGCCTTGTTGCGTCATAAATCGCCACGGCCCCGAATGCATCAGCGCTATGGCTAGACCAATCATGGTTAGGCCCTAGCCCGATGTTGCGGTGTTCGTCTGTCCGCTCGTGATACCAGCCCAGCGCCTGCCGCCCGCCTTCTGTGGTCTTTTCGTTAAACGTCACGCGGGGGAACATCATGCGCGCGGCCTCGACCCGTGCCGATGCAGCGCCTAGCCCTTGGTTTGCGATGATTTCGGTCTTGAAGCCTGCCTGC